TGTGAATGGAATGGTAAGACCGAATAGAGTATTGAGCGACCAAATAGCAGCAATTGGGTAAAATACAAAGAATGCAATTACCAAAACAATTAGAAGGGCAATAAGGAATTCTTTCATATTAGGCTGCGGCTGGAGCTTCTTCCGTCTTTGCTGGGCGGCGGTCGGCATTGCTGCCTTCCAGGGCAAAAAGGAAATAACGAATCGTCGAGCGGTCAACGCGGAACTGATTCTTATCGTTATAGTCGGCAAGCTCGCGAGGAGACGCCGAGGACTTTAGCTTTGGCGGCTGTCCTGGAATCTTTGTAAGCCCACGATAGGACTTGATTGCTTCGGTAAACTTTTTCAGTTTACGGCGATATGCTGGCGAGTTGGTGCGTTTGTCAATATAGCTCATGGCAGTTTATAGGAAATGGTTTGGAAGAATGTGCCGGTTTTGTAAAAGGCACGGGAGAGGATGTGACGTACCCAGCGATAGGTTGATGTGTGGAAAATGAAGCGGTTGTACCAATAAGAGTTGATCAATTCTAAGTGTTCCTCCCATTCACGGTCGATTCGTTTTCTTTCTGCATTCGGCAGTTTTTCAAAACGGATGAGTTCAACAGATTCAACGGCTCCATGAACAAATACAGCCTTGAACTCAATGGAGCAATCCCAAAGACCGATAACATCGTGCCGGTATTCATACATATAAACTGTATGGGTAACTGATTTTTGTGCTTCAAGATAGGGTTCGGTACGATTGAGAGAACCTAGGCGGTCCATGAAGTTCTCGGCTTTTGGGTCGCCTTCAACCCATTTCTCATTCTTGTATTTTTTTAGAAAGAGCTTACCGTCCTGAACGACATAGTCGGCCAAGCAGCAGTCAAAGTCTTTGGTCTGAAAGGACCAGTTGTTTTTGGCAAGACCAAGACCCTTCATTTCTTCGGTGAAGGGTAGGTTGTCGCCCCATTGAATTGTATCGAACATTCCCATATTGTAGTTCCTATATTACATTGTTGTACCGCAAAGTAAACAACAAAATGATTAAAGTTTGAATTTTAATTCTTTTCTAATAGTTTCAATAAAGACCCTACCAGCTTCGGAAGCCGATTCAAGGTCGGGAGCAATTACATTGCCATTTCGCTCAATTCTAAGTATCTCTTTGTCCCCGACATTAAAAACGAGAACGGGATCGGTAGTCTGAGTGCCCACCAAAAGTTGAGAAAAGGGGCTAAAGTTAATTGGATTGAAGCTGGGTTCAATGTCTTCGAATTGTGTTTGTGTTTCCATGGTATTACATTTTGAATCCACTGAAGTCACGTTTCGGAGTAATTCCAAATGATGGTACCGAAGGACTTGCTTGGCGGATGGTTGGTTCTTTAGTGAGAGTCTGTGCTTTGTTTTCGACATCGTACAACCGCATTTTAGCACGGTCGACACCGATGATGAATTTCTTGTTTTTTGTGGGGTCGTTGTAACGATTCTTTAGCTGTTTCACGAGGAGCTGATTCATCTTCTCCAGTTCCTCGGTTGAGATTAATGCAAACATTAGGTCGGCGGTAGCAGGGAGACCGAATGATTCGGAGGTATCGGTGAGTTCAACATCGCTGTTGCCGAAACCCGAGCGGGTCGTCTGAGTCGCAGAGAAGATGGGAACATCAAACTCCACGGCAAGCCCACGGATTTCTTCGGCAATTGCCTTAATGAATGAATAGGTGTTTACGGAACCGCCGACACCCTTCATACGAGCCGATGCACAGATATTGAGATAATCAATAAAGATGGCATCAGCCTTGAAGTCCTTCTTGAGTTTCAGTTCATTCAGGAGAGCACGGAAGTGTCCTGCATGAGCGGAAGCCGTAGGATATTCTTTTACAATAAGGGTACCCTTTGTCTTTGCGGCAATCTTTTGGATTTTAGATTCGTAAAGATCCTTTGGCATATTTGCCAACTGATCAATCGGAACATTCATTAGATTGGCGTCAATACGTTCGGCAATGCGTTCCTCCGACATTTCAAGTGTAATGTAAAGTACATTCTTGCCCTGAGTAAGGAACGAAGAAGCCACATGACACATGAATAGAGATTTACCCACGCCCGTACCCGCAAGACAAATGTTGAGAGTCTTCCGAGGCACACCATTCTTTGTAATGGTATTGAACATCTCCAGGTCGAATGGAGTACGGTCTTCAACTTTGTGATAGAAGTCAAAGCGGTCGTCGGCATTACCAATGTAGTCGTGACCAACAGAATTATCAAAATTGATTCCCAATGCCTTTTGCAGAATGTCGGGAATTGCGTCCTGAGTGACTTCCTTTTTCTTACCGTCAATAATGGAAATAGATTCCATGATGGCAAGAAACACCGCGCGGTCCTTGCACCACTTTTCGGTGTGTTCAAGTAACCACTGGTCTTCGACCTTGGGATTCTCCTTAAGAGATTCAATAAGTTTAACCGTGTTGTCATACTGCTCCTCACTGATGTCGGTATTTCTATTTACGAGATCAATGTTGAGTGTCGTCTGTGTTGGTAGTTTATTGTATTTCTCAATGAAATCAATAACTAGTTTATAGACGGACCTATGCGACCCCTCAAAGTATTCGCGTTTAATGAATGGTAGTACCTTGCGGCAATACCCTTCATCATTCACTAACTTCTGCAGAATCGTCGTTTGTAGATTGTTTGTCATTAGACCCTAATTTATACTTGCCCGTATCGAAGGCATTTTGAATGATGTGGCTGAGGATGTCGCCGAGATGGTTATTGAAGTCGTTTGATTCTTCAAGTATTTCTACGTCGTGTGGAGCCGGAGCTTCATCGACCTTGAATTGAAAAGAAAGAGTGGCTGTTTCTTTGTCTTCGTTGACCTTTAAGGAAACCTTTCCGTAGGTAACAATGACGCCCGACCATTGACCACTCTTCAACTTAACCGAATACATTTCGGAAGTTGGCTTTTCAACAAAAGCGTAATCTGTATCTGTAATTTTAGGATTCATCGGCTTCATCATCTACGATTGAGGTGAGACCACTTTGACCTTCACCGCCTAGGGTATAGCGGGTACGGATGTAGTCTTTAAAGTCTTTCGAGTCAAGAATGTCTTTCCAGAATTCTGCGGTATAGGTATCCTTTTCGCGGTACTTGGCGGTATCACCTTTCTTTTGGTACCAACCAACGGTGGGTTTAGTTACAAAACCACCATCAACGCAGACCTCAAGGAGTCCAGAGTATTTCTCAACGCCATTGGCAAAGGAAACGGAAATTGGAACCTTGGACTTTTCTTTCACAAAGCGAGACTTGTCTACATTGATCACAAAGTGATAACCTTGAAGACCATCATCATCCTTATCTTGCTGGCGTCCGAGAATCCAGACCGTGTTGGCAGAGTAATAGAGACCGGTACCGCCAGAGAGAACATCCTTGGGATACATGTCCTGGGTCTTGTAGGTGTGACCGATTGCAACAATAGGAATATCCTTCATTGACAGATGCGGAGTCACCATACGGAAGAGGCTCTTGAAAGCCTTGGCGCGGGTCATATCGGCAACCGATTTCTCATTCATGGCATCCTCAACTTCCTTCTTGGAAGCAAGGTTACCGACCGAGTCAATCATGATGATGACTTTCTCACCCTTCTCAATTCCGTCAAGCTGTTTCATGATGTCAAACTTAAGGTCTTCGACATTCATGATTGGACAGTGGAGCACGCGGCTGGTATCAATACCAAAGGTCTTGAAGTAAGCCTGCGGCGAACCGAATTCAGAATCATAGAATAGAACAATTGATTCTGGATACTTTCTCATGTACGCCGCAACCATGATGAGGGCGAATGAGGTCTTGAAGTGTTTAGATGGACCAGCAAGAACAGTGAGACCGGAAGTGAGACCCTTGTCGAGGTCGCCGGAGAGGGCGACGTTGATCATAGGAACATCGGTCGGAACACTGTTGTCACCTTGATTGAAGAACTTGGATTCATCCAAGGTAGACGAGCTATCAATGCGGGAATTCTTTTTTAGTTTAGCGAGTAATGAAGACATAATTTAAGAGATGGTTCAACTATATACACTTGTCGGTTGGTGTAAACCTTATTCGGTCGGTTTTTGTTCGGTATTTTCTTCCGTGACCCAACGGAGCAATGTATTACGGAAACGGTCGCGGGCGGGGTAACGAATTGCCCGAGTCTTGACGGTGATGGGCTGACCAAGAAGTTGAGCAACCTTGTCGAGGTCTTCCTGTGATTCAACGCGAACATTGAAGCAGGCATAGCTCTTTTCATTGATCTGATTGTATTCTGGCATACTGTCCCAAAGATATGGGGTTGTAGCTTCTTCTTGACCCGAGAGCGAGAATAGGTTGTGCTCCGGCGTTTTGAGTTCTTTCTTGAGGACTTTTTTGTTATTCATTTTCGTGTTGGATTAATTCTGGGTTGTCGAGTTCGGCATCTACTTTTGGTGGCATCTTTTTTAGAACCATACCATATTCGTTGGTGCCCTTAGGAATGTTAAGATCATTCTTGAGGATGAGATGATTCTTTTCAAATACGGTATAGTCGACAAGGTGGTGCCAACGACCCCAGCGTTTGATAATTTGAACAACGTCGGGGTGTTGAGCGTGTAGAGATTGAGCAAAGGAGAGACGGTTATCATTGGCAGCTTTATATAGCTCATCCGTATTACCACCCTTCATCGTGAGTGTCGCCGCCTTACCACAGGTAAATGCATTGAAGAGAATTGTGCAGTAACCTGCTTTCATGATGCGAATACTGATGTCGGTATCCTCATTGAAGCGACCGCGCCAACGCATATCAAGTGAATTATCTAAAAGGATGCAACTGTAAATGCGAGTGTTCAAATAGTACGGCGGACGGTATAAACCAGCCGGACAGAAGAAGGCATAGTTCATTCCCGACATCTTTACATTCTCAAAACGGTCGGTAAAGTCTTCACAGCAACGGAAGATGGTACCGTCGTTCACACGAATCTTCAGATTGTTGTTGATGCGGTAGAAATGCGCAATGTTGTCATCCACGACCCAGTGGCGTTTATGACCTTCATTGATTGAGTGCTCCCACACAAAATTACGGACGGGAATACTTCCCTGACCCAGATTCTTGAATGGCGTCACGATTAACTTTTTCGGGTCGATGACGGCAGCATACTTATCATACTCCTGTGGTTCAATGACCACGCGGTATGGAACATTAATTAAATCCAAAGAACGAACAGTGAGCCGAGACTCCCAACGACCTTTAGAAATGATGTATATTGGATATTTTGGATTCATGTCTTATTTAGAAGGATAGATTATTACACAATATGGTGCAGATGTAAATCAAGAAAAGAAGTTTTCAAGCGATGAGGTCTCCTCGCACTTCCAGCCGATTGCTTCAAAAATGATTTTGATCGGGTCGAGGTAGGTCTTTTCAAATTGTTTGTCAAAGTCAATATGATTGTGGAGGTTGAATTCCTTGGGAATCACGTCGATGAATGAAATGACATTCTCATTGATTGCATTGGGTGTACGAAGATAAATGAATTTGATTTTCTCGCCATTCTTGATTGTTTCGTACTTATTTAGAAGGTTCTTCATCTTGAGATGATGATTGAACAGAAGACAACCGCGGACGTGAATAGGCGTAGTGCCGCCAGTACCTTTCTTGTAGATGGTATTTGAACTACGATAGCTGGAGATGTCCTTGGTACCGCGGGGAAACGCAATGTTTACGGGGTCGAGTGTCTTGAATTTGTCGCGGAAGGCTTTGATTTCAGCCTGCGCTTCGGCTTCCGTTTTGGTCAGGATGATTTTGAACATCCGTTTCATTTCATCACGACAGATTTCCGGAGTCGATGACTTCACGGCTTCAATACCCATCACCTTGATTTTGGGTTCGGCATACTGAACGCCCTCATTG